CTAATTGTCATAGATTCGTAACAGAACTGCCGACACAAACGACACAAAGCCAGCACAAAATCGACACAAATGCCTAAAATATCGACACAATCCGTGTCAAAAGAGGCCTTTATGCAACCATGTTGCATGGAAAAAAGCCAAAAAAGTGCCGTAAATGCAACCATGTTGCAGCCCCCCATGCCAATTTTGGATCGTTTTCCACCTGGGGCCGCCTCGTGATTTCTTGGGGTATAACCCAAAAAGTGCTTATTTCTGACAAAAAGTGTAAATGAAAACTGGCAAAATGTCGAAAAAGTGTTAGTTAAGTTGCTGATACTTAGAGAGATGCTCAAAATGCGCATTTTATCTTTAAAATAAATAAAAAAAAATATCTATTTATACATATCGTACATATATATATATATACGGACGTCTTTTCTGACATTTCTGTCATGCTTGTTTATTGGCATAGGGTTTGTATATTTGTCGTGAACTAAAAATCTAATCTATGGAAGTTTACTTTGACCAAGAAGGTCGTGACAAACTACTACGTGGTGTCAAGACCATGTCGAGTGCAGTGAAGAGCACTCTTGGACCGAGTGGTAAGACGGTGATCATTGACTCTCCGACACATACTCGTGGTCTAACAATCACAAAGGACGGTGTTACAGTTGCAAAGAGCATTCACTTGAACGATCCAGTGGAGAACATGGCTGTTCGAATCGTTCGGGAGGCCAGTGAGAGGACTGCGATGACGGCAGGCGATGGGACAACCACTGCGGTGGTGATAACCGAGGCCCTTGTTGAGGGTGGGATGGCGTTGAACGCTGACTGGGGTACGGTCAAGAAGATCAACGAGCTGTCAGAGAGGACTGAGGGCTTGCTTGCCAAGATGGCAGTTCGGACAACTAAGCGTTGGATAGAGGACATTGCCACAATTTCTGCCAACAACGACAGACACATTGGGAAATTGATCGCTGACACGTACAAGAAGATCGGGAAGAACGGTGTGGTGACGGTTGAGAAGTCGATGACCACGGAGACCTACGCTGAGGTGATCAAAGGTATCCGCATGGATCGTGGGTATACGAACAAATTGTTCGTGAACAATCAGAAGAATGACGAGTACGTTGCTGAGGACTGCTACATCTTGATGACAGACATCGAGCTATCGAGCATCACTCAGATCCAGAACGCACTTGCGCCAGTGATTGACAGTCGGAAGCCTTTGTTGATCGTTGCGCCATGCTCTGCGAACTTCACAAATACGATCGCAGCGAACGTGTTGAAGAATAACTTGAAGTACTGCATCGTAGAGCCGCCTCAGTTTGGCTATAAGCAGCACGAGCTGATGCAAGACCTGGCGGTTGCGACAGGAGGACGGTTCTTCAGTCAGATGTCAGGCGATGACACAGCACTAATTGGCTTCGATGATCTTGGCTTTGCGTCAAAAGTAGTAGTATCGAGAGACAAGACGGTGCTGGTTCCAGACCCAAAGACCGACAACACCGAGGCATTGGAGATTTTGGTGAGTGAGTTGAAGCAAGCGCACGACCAGGCGAACAAAAAGCAGGACAGAGACTTCATCAAGGAGCGTATCTCGTACTTAACTGGTGGTGTTGGTATCATCCACGTGGGTGGTAACTCAGACGTTGAGCAAAAGGAGCTGTACGATCGGGTCGATGACTCAGTCTGTGCGGTTCAGTCAGCGATGGAGGAGGGCATTGTAGCAGGTGGAGGTCTCGCTCTGTACCGAATCGGTCAGCAGTTGCTGAATGAAAACTATAACAACAGGGTTGTTGAGTGTTTTGTGAGTGCAATCCAGGCTCCGTTCAACCAAATTATTAAGAATGCGGACCTAGACAGCGAATTTATCCTTGGGATGCTTCGAGATACGTCAGGTAACGAGGGTCTCAATGTTAAGACCAACGAGATTGGAGACATGTTCGACATGGGGATCGTTGATCCGCTAAAGGTTACAAAGACCGCTTTGAAAAACGCCATCTCCGTGGCGACTACAATTTTAACTACAAACGCAATAATCGCAAATGAGACCAATAGGTAAGTATCTGGTAATCAGAAAAATAGAAAAAGAAGCCCGAACACAAGTCGGGCTTCTACTGTCAGCTGATGACAAAAATAAAATGCGCTATGGTATAGGTGAGATTGTCAAGGTTGGTGACGATGTTAAGTCGGTCAACGATGGCGAGTTTATCTACTATGATAAGTTTGCTTCTCATGAAATGATTATTGCTGGAGAGGTTTTGACTGTAATACTTGAGCGAGACGTTGTCGTTGTTCTTGAATCTCCTGACGTCTTTGGCGTTTAGCCTCCTTCATTTCCATGTTCATCTTTCTGATGAAGTTTCTCATGACCTTGTCTGAGTAGACAGTGTCCTTGAGGAACATTGGATTAGTGTGAGGGTCCATTGAGATCTCCTCACGGTTGAGCTTCTTGTACATTGCGTTCACTGCTCGCCTACCCTTCTCAGTAATTTCATAGAGGGCCCTAGAGTTGTATGTCTTTTCACGCCATACGTGAACCCATCCATTCTCTAGGAGCCTTCTAAATCTATCGATATCCCAGCTCAGTACGTTGTTGTACTCCTCAAATCTTTCGTTGTCAAAATAACCCTCGCTGTATAGGAACAGGAGCATGTCCAGGTCCTGACTTTTTAGGTTGTACTTGCGTAGTGTCCAGTAACGTATTACCCTCCAGTACTTTAGGTAGTCGTGCTCTGGATGTCTTCTGTCGTATATTGGACGCTTGATGTTTCTGATCGGGATGTTTTCTTTATCCCAAACTCTTTTTGCTCTTCTTTTGAATGAATTCATATTCGTATATTTGCAGTAAAGCTAAAAAAAAATATGAACAGACCAACACTAAGTATGACTGGAATCGAGAAATGTATTCAGGTCAAGAAAGCAAATGATAAGAAAGAAGAACTAGCCGAAGCTGTCATGGAGGCACTTGCCATGGTTAAGACTAAAGAAGCTCTAGGTTATGGTAAGAAAAAGTGAGATGAAGTGTAACTCTCCACAGAGAACACCATCACATCCAAAAAAATCACATGTTGTCAAGGCTTGCTCTGCTGGAAAGGAGAAGGTTATCCGTTTTGGTGAGCAGGGAGCTAAGACTGCTGGCAAACCGAAGGCTGGAGAGTCTGAGGCTATGAAGAAGAAAAGATCGTCTTTTAAGGCAAGACATAGTAAAAATATTGCAAAAGGGCCAATGTCAGCAGCTTATTGGGCAGATAAGGTAAAATGGTAATGAAAAAGAAATCTACTGTTAACTCTGCTGGCAACTACACAAAGCCAAGTATGAGAAAGGCATTGTTCGAAAAGATCAAAGCTGGAAGCAAAGGTGGTGATCCTGGGGAGTGGTCGGCTCGAAAGGCACAGCTTCTTGCCAGTGATTATAAGAAAAAAGGTGGAGGATACAAATGAAAAAGCAGCAGCAGGATCTAAATAGGTGGACTAAACAAAAATGGAGAACTCCTAGTGGTAAGCCATCTAAGGAGACTGGAGAGGTTTATGCGCCTTCTGCAACTATTTCTAAGTTGAAGTCTACTCCAGCTGGTAGAGCAAAGCTTGCCATGGCTAACAAAGAGAAGAGAGAGGCAACAAAATCTGGAAAACAATACGCTTCTCATGGTCTACACAAGAACAAGAAGAGGTAAAAAGTTGTATATTTGTCAAAACATTTAGCTATGCCATTAAAGTCTGGAAAATCACAAAAAGTGATTAGTGAAAATATAAGAAAAGAGATTAAGGCTGGCAAGCCTAGAAAGCAAGCTATTGCTATTGCTCTTTCTAAAGCTGGTAAAAGTAAAAAATAATTAACCATGGAAGGGCTCGGAGACGTAATTGAAAAGGTAGTTGACTCCACAGGTATTTCTTATGTAGTAAAAAAAGTTGCTGGTAAGAAAAATTGTGGATGTGCTGCTAGAAAAGCTAAGTTAAACGAGTTATTTCCTTTTAAACAACAAGAAAATGGCAGTACAAAAATTACAAGCAGCTAGAGCTGCTGCTGTTACACCAAGTAATACTGTTGATATTCCTAATATTGCAACCCAGGATGGCCTTGGAAACAATGGTTGTGTGTTGTATGTTGGAACTGGAGGTACTTTAAGAGTTACTACCGCTGGTGGTGATGATGTAACCTTTACTGGTATCGTGAGTGGAACATTTGTTCCAGTTCAGGTTATCAAGGTTTGGGCTAGTGGTACCTCAGCTCTAAACATTATAGCATTATGGTAATTGTAATTGGAATAATCATCGGATGAGATTTTCGGACTTTCTATTAGTAAGCGATCCTGGCGATCTAGACTTCATTGTAGGTTATACAGAAGAACAGAACATTAGAATTAGTGTTACTGATTTTTTTGGTGATAACATAACTGGTTCTGGAAATGCAGGATATGTTCCTGTTTTTACATCAAATACCTCAATAGGTAACTCACAGATTTTCCAAGACGGTTCAAACATCGTGATTGGAGGCGTGAATGCCATGGGTTATCGTCTTGCTGTAGGAGGAACTATTTATGCCTTTAACGGAGCTGTAATAGAAACAACTAGCTCAGGTGCTGACGCGCTTAGAGTTATTTCCGAAGGAGAAAACATTTTTGTTATTCCAAATGACTTGGGCCAATCTATTACCAGCTCAAGAAGAATTATTCATCCTCCAGCTGTTCTTACAACTGAGTCTGCAACACTTGGTCAGTTAAATGCTGCTATATCTAACTTAGATGCTGAGATAGATATTTTACTTGCTCTTAAGGTTGATAAGACCTCTGTTGGAGTTGCTAACGGGGTTGCTTCTCTAGACGCAGGTGGTAAGGTTCCATTATCTCAGATTCCTGATTCCATTATTGGTCAGGTTCAGTACATGGGTACTTGGAATGCGCTTACTAATACGCCAACTCTAAATTTTTTAGTTCCAGAAGAAAAGGGACACTACTATGTTGTTTCTGTTGCTGGAGTATTTGGTGGTATTGATTTTCAAGTTGGTGACTGGATTATATCTAATGGGTCTTACTGGGAAAAAGTAGATAACACTGACGCTGTAACTAGCGTGTTTGGCAGAATTGGAGCTATTTTACCTTTAGAGGCTGACTATCAATCTTTTTACCCTAGACTTTCTCAGGCTTACGATAATCCAACATGGATTAACAGCCTTGCATTTTCAAAAATTACTGGCGTTCCTCCATTCCTTTTGGAGAATCAAACTATAACGCTCTCTGGAGACGTTACGGGCAGCGGTAAGACGTCCATTCCTACGACCATATCAAACAACGCTGTGAGCAATGAAAAGCTCAGAGACAGCGTAGGAACTTCTGTAATAGGACGATCTGTATTTAGTACTGGTGATCCTGCTGACATACAGGCAAACTCTGATGGTCATGTTCTATTAAGATCTGCTGGCAACCTTTTGTTTGGTCTTATTTCAAGTGATTCTATCTCTTCTATAAACTGGTCAAAGATTACAGGAACACCAACAACTTTGAGTGGTTACGGTATTACTGACGCTTATACGAAGACTGAGGCAGACAACAAGTTTGTCCCATACACTGGAGCAAGTGCTAACGTGAACCTTGGTTCAAATAACATTAATGCAAACTCTTTTATTAAGGTTGGAGGTACATCTTCTCAGTTCTTGAAGGCTGATGGATCTGTTGACGCTAGTCAATATGTGCCAACAACTAGGTCAATCAATGCTGGTACTGGACTTACTGGTGGTGGTAACTTGTCTTCAGATGTAAATATTTCATTTGATACTACTTGGGGAGATATTAGATACGCATATAGAACTAGACAGCTTACTATTAACGGAACAACTTACGATCTATCAGCAGATAGAACATGGAACGTAGGTACAGTTACTAGCGTAGGTCTTAGTATGCCATCTGCATTTACTGTCTCTAATAGCCCTGTAAATGGATCTGGAACGCTTACTGTTGTTGGTGCTGGTACTACTGCTGATTACATACGTGGTGATGGATCTCTAGCCGCATTCCCTTCTTTAGCAGGTTATGTTCCTTACACAGGAGCTACTCAAGATGTGGACCTTGGAACTTATGGATTAACTTCTGATTTTGTAAGATTTAACACAACTAACACTAGCATACCTTCTGCCGAAGGTGTAATGTGGTGGGATAATACAGATGGAACAGTAAGGCTGTCAGTTCAAGGAAACATATACAGTGTGCCAATTGGTCAAAGTGTTATTTCTAAGGTAAGAAATAATACAGATGTTAATCTACTTAGAGCTAATTATCAAGCAGTAAAAATTTCTGGTGCTCAAGGTCAGAGGCTTGCTGTTACTTTAGCTCAGGCTAATAATGATTTAAACAGCGCATCAACTTTAGGATTAGTATGTGAGAACATATCTAAAAATCAAGAAGGTTTTGTTATAAATATTGGGCAGATCACAAATATAAACACTACTGGAAGTCTTCAGGGTGAAACTTGGAATGACGGTGATGTAATTTATTTGAGTCCAACAATAGCTGGAGCAATTACAAATATTAAACCAGTTGCTCCTCAGCATACTGTTATTCTTGGATATGTTGAGTATGCTCATGCAAACAATGGTAAGATTTATGTAAAGATTGACAATGGTTATGAGCTTGAGGAACTACACGATGTTTCTGCTGAACCATTTGTAAATAATGGATTACTTTACAGAGACACTACTTTAAATCTTTGGAAGAGTGCAACTATTAGTACCATCCTTGGATATACTCCTGCACCTCAAGGTAATTATATCACTGCTCTTACAGGTGAAGTTACTGCTGCTGGTCCTGGATCTGTAGCTGCTACGCTATCAAACTCTGCTGTAACTGGAAAGGTATTGACAGGTTTGAATATAGCAGGAAATGAGATTCTTAGTACAGACTCAATATTAACTGCGTTTGGAAAACTTCAGCATCAAGTAAACCAGTTGGTTGGTGGTCTTCAATATGAAGGAACTTGGAACGCATCGACTAATACTCCTACAATTACTTCAAGTGTTGGTACAGATGGTACTTTTTACATTGTAAGCGTAGCAGGTACAACAAACATCAACGGAATTACTGATTGGCAGGTAGGTGACTGGATCGTATTTCATGATACTGCTTGGCAGAAGGTTGATAACAGTGACTCAGTAAGTAGTGTATTTGGAAGGGTTGGTAATATTGTTGCTAATCAATCTGATTACTCAGCATTTTATCCTTTAATAGCAGACATTAAGGATGGAGTTCTTACTGTCCAGGGTAATGGAGTTCTTTCAGGGTCAGGTACATTTAGTGCAAATCAGGCTACTAACAACACGATTACTCTTATACACAATGCTGTATCTAGAACAGATACAACATCTACTCAAGATCCATCTTTTGGTGGATCATTCACTGCTATCGATAGCGTTACATCATCTGCTGAGGGTCATGTTACGGCTATCAATACTAAGACTGTTACTATTCCTTCTACTGTTGCTACTGCTACACAAACAGGATTATTAAGCAATTCTGACTGGATTACATTTAATGGCAAGCAGAATGTTATAACACTTACAACAACTGGTACAAGTGGAGCAGCTACGTTAGTAGGTTCTACGTTAAATATCCCTAACTACGCTCCTGATTTAAGTGGATACGTAACTTTAGCTACTGATCAAACTATTACTGGCCTTAAAACTATTGTTAGAGGTGGTGATGTATTGAACTTTAAGATTGGCACTGATACTCTTTATGGATTGAGGGTTGCTTATAATCAAAATGAGCTTGTTCCAAGTGGAGAGGCTACATGGAGCTTTGTGAATACATTTAATAGAAATGGAAGCGGTTTTGAAACAACTCCTATCTCATTCTTTAGAGGAGTTCTTGTTACAGGAGAAAGACTTTTAAGTGCGTCTATTAATTCAAACCTTTTAGACTACTACTCAAACAATCCATCTGGTAGATATCCTGTGTACACTTATAATACTGGGGTACAACAGTTTTCTACTGGTATTATTGTTGGAAAGACTACTGGAGTTGTTAACGCTGCAACAGGAGCTATTTCTGACTTGCCTTCTGGTGTTGTTGCTAACTTCAATGGTCGAGTTATTGGATCTAACGCTGTAAACTCGAACGAATTTGTTGCGCTTGGTCAGCTTGGTAGTTATGTTCCAACATCTAGAACTCTCACAATTAATGGAGTAAGTTATGACTTGTCTGCTGATAGATCATGGACTATTACAGCTGGAGTTTCATCGGTAACGGCATCAAGCCCATTGTTTTCAAGCGGTGGTTCTACTCCTAACATTACCATTCAACAAGCAACTGCGTCACAGAATGGATTCCTATCTAGCTCAGATTGGACGACATTCAATAGTAAAGCAAATGCTAATGGTAGCAATGCAAGTGGTACATGGGGCATTAGTATTACTGGTAACGCTGAGACTGTAGATGGATTTAGTGCTTCTCAGTCTAATGTTCCAAATAATATTGTTGTAAGAGACTCTAGTGGTTACATCTTTGGTAGCTATATAAACATGACTGATGATGGTAATCCTGGAGCAGGAACAGCTATTACCTCGTTTATTACCAAGCAGGGAGATAATTATTATAGGTCTGTTTCTCCTACAAATGCAATGTCTTCAATTAGAAGTGTTGCCTCTGGATCTTGGGGAATTAATATTACAGGTAATGCTACCTATGCATTAAACTCGACCAGGCTTTATGCATCAGACGCACCATATACATACGGGGGTTCATCTCCATATTATATGTACATGAATTATGATGGTGGTAGCTATTGGGAACTTAAAGTTTCTCCAGCGACTCCTGGTGCAGTTCGTGTTGCTTATGCTAACAGTGCTGGTAGTGCTGCATCTGCAAGTTCAGTTCCTTGGAGTGGGGTTACAAGTAAGCCATCTTATTTGATGTATTATCAAGGTTTTACCTTGGATGCAAATACAATGGATACCAATGCGACTGGATTCACGTATGGTGTAAACGCACCGTATACTGGACCAATCGCAAGATTTAGTGCAAATGGTGGATACGATCTTTGGTTAAATGCTCCTTATGGTGGGGATGGTTATGGATTAGCTTTCAGAACTAGAAATGGTGACACTGGAACATTTAACTCCTGGAAATATCCTGCTATATATGGGATAAATGTTAATGGAGGAGGAGCATTATATGCTACTATTTATTATGATCAGAATAATACGGCATATTATGTTGATCCAGCTTCAGGTTCAGTACTTTCAGGTAAATTACTATTGAACTCTGACAGTGGAGGTTATGGTCAATTTCAGATCAACTCTTCTAGTATATCTGTTGAATCAACCATTGTATTTGGTTCAGGAGGTTCTGGTCAAAACAGTGGTCAATATACTTATGCTGGGGTAATTGGCTTGGGTGCATACGGTAACTCTAAAGCAAACTTCTATTTTGGAGCTGGATATAGTGGTCCTGCCATGTTTATTCCTAACTCTAGTGCTTATGTTGAGGCTATCAACTCTTTCAGAGCTCCTATTTTCTATGATTCTAATAATACTGGATATTATGTAGATCCTGCATCAGGATCTAGAATGAACTCTATAACGTATGATAATCTTTACTTTTCAGGAGATTCCACTTATGGATTCTTAGGAAGAAACGTATATGCAGATACAGTAAATGGTAGAGGATCAGATCCTTTAGAACTTAATTACTATGATGGAGGTGGTGTAATTATTGGCGCAGGAGGTACCAAATCTTTAACAGCTGGAGATATAAGCGCTAATTATAATTTAGTAGCAAGAAGTAATACAACAAGTGGTGCAGCTGGAGGAGTAATTAATTTAGGTGGTTCAAGTGCGGATCCATCTTCATTAGGTAATGGAGGTATAATAGGTCTTACTTGGGGACTTAGATCAGATAGCTCTCCATATTATATGGTTAAATCCACTTATCAATCTTATGGATCTTATTCATATAATAGACTAGATTTATCTTGGCATACTGGAATAATAATAGGAGCAGATCCAACTTATAATGGAGTTCGTTTTTATAATAACTCATTGAATGTTGCGACTGGTATATTATTTAGTGTTGGAGATGGAGATAGTGCAGTAAGAGCGATTAATTCTATTCGTACTCCTATATTCTATGACTTAAATAACACTTCATATTATGTAGATCCTGCTAGTACATCTTTATTAAATTATTTAAGAGTAGAAAATCAGTTTTACGTTGGTAATGGTAGTCAAATTAATATTAATTATGATCAAATTTGGAGACCAGATGGAGGCCAGATTCATATAGGATATAGTGCTGCCAATAATATTCAATTAAATAATGGAGGTGGGTATACTTATTCTATTACATCTCTAAGAGCTCCAATATTTTATGATTCAAATGATACTTATTATAATTTAGATCCTAACTCAACATCTAGAGTTAATGTACTATTAAGCCTTAGCCTTAGGAATAATTACACTGTAGATGTAGATCATGCGTATGGTATTTATTTTGATTCAGGAGGATCTACTGGTTATGCAATATATCGTGAAAGCGGATCTTGGGCTTTTCCTTATCCTGATTTAAGAATTTCATTCCATACAGGAATTAAACTTGGAGCTAATGCTTCTTACAACGGTATAAGATTCTATACGGATACTGACATGGGAACACAAGTTATGTCAGTTAATAATGGATCAGATGGATTTGGTGGAGGTAATGTTTACATCAATAATAGCCTTTGTGTCGAAGCAGCGATTCAAACAGGAGGTTGTGGTTTTGTTCGTGCATCAGCTGCTAGTTGCTATGATGGAATTAATACATTGTATTGGTATGGATTAAATGGCAATACTAATTCCTATTGTGTGAATTGGAGTGTAGGTGGTTGTGGATTTAGCTTTAATAGTTACGGAAATAGTGCTTACTTAAATCAATATCAAATTGTAGTTTCACCACCATCAGGCGAGTGTTTCTATTATGATTCTTGGAGTGGTGACGTTTACATTGGAGGAACTCTTTATCAAAATTGGTATTCAGATTGCAAATACAAAGAGAATATTACAGAGATTGATTCAGCTCTTGATAAGATTGAAGCAATGCGTGGTGTTGAGTTTGATTGGAATGAACTAGGTGAAGAAGAAGCATTTAGAAAAGGACATGAGGTTGGAGTGATTGCACAAGAAGTTCAAGCTGTATATCCTCAAGCGGTAAGAGAAGTTTCTAAAGAAAGAGAAGATCATGTGGTAACTGCTCTTGTTGTTGACTACGAAAAGTTTACGCCTCTTCTTATTCAATCAATAAAAGAGCTTAAGGTCCAAGTTGATAACATAAAATCTAGATTAGATGCAAGCGGTTTATAATTGGAAAATAGGAAAAATAGAAGCTAAAAAAAGCTTTACAGATAAGTTTGGTAACGTAAGAGAAAATGTAATCAAATCAGTAGAACTTATATTTGTTGGTGAAAAAGAAGATGATAAAAAAGAATATACGACTAACGTTTCTTTTAACTTGATAGATCTTTCTGACTTCAAAGATGCATCAACACTTTCAAAAGAAGAAGTGCTTCAATGGGCACTTGTAAAAATTAATCCTAAAGAAAAACAGTATATAGAAAAAATTGTTAAATTGCAGCTCAATGAAGAAGAGTCAAAAACTCTAATAATAGAATTGTAATTTAATGAATATCATACTTGAAGTAAATGGTGGTCTTGGCAAGAACATAGCATCAACTGCTTTTTGTGCAAGAATAAAAAAAAAGTATCCTCAAAGTAAATTGATAGTATTTACATTTTGGAAAGATGCTTTTTTAAATAATCCTAACGTAGACGTTTGTCTTGGTAAAGGAGAAGATCCAGATTTTTATGAGAAGTATATAGAAAATCAAGAAGTGTTATTCTTACTCAATGATCCATATTTATCTAATGGTCACATGAATAAGATAGAACATTTGATACAGTCATGGTTCTCAATGATTGGAGAAGAATACAAAGACGAATTACCAGAACTATATTTTACCAAACAAGAAGAGCAATATTACACACAGTTCTTCAAGTTTCCAAAGGATGTATTTATAATACAAGCTAATGGTGGTGGGCCTCCTCAGCAAGGAATGGATTCATATAATTGGGCTAGAGACATGCCACCAAATATAGTTCAGAGAATTATTGACAAATATAAAGATCAGTATTCTGTAGGTGTTGTAAGAGCAGAACATCAAATTAAATACAACAACTGTCTAGACTTTAAAGACAAGTGGAGGATGATTGCAATAGGAATGAAATCTTCAAAGAAGAGACTATTTATAGATAGTTCCTTTCAGCATATTGCAGCTGCATTGAACTTACCATCTACAGTTGTATGGAGTGTTACAAGCCATGACATATTTGGATACAAAATACATGAAAATATTTTAGCAAATCCACATACAAAATATCAAAAGCCTACTGACATGATAAATAGGTTTAGACTTGTTGAGCCTTTGCAAAATATGCCTTATGAGAGTTTTAATGATATTTTTAGTTTTGAAAAAATAATTCAATCTATCGAAAATCAATGAAGGTAGAAATATCAATTGGAGAGTTAATAGATAAGTGGACAATACTTAAGATAAAATCTGAGAGAATTTCAGATCAAAGTAAACTTATAAACATCAAAAAAGAGATAGAGTATCTGTATAATGAAGTTTTAAAAATAAAAGGTCTTATTAATGATGATCTTTCCGAAAATCTATTGAAGGTTAATCAAATGTTATGGCAAGTTGAAGATGATTTAAGAGTCTTTGAATCCAATAATATTTTTAATGAATCATTTGTATCTTCAGCTAGAAGCGTTTATAAGTTAAATGATTTAAGGGCTTCTATTAAGATGAAAATTAATTTAAAATATAACTCTAACTTTGTAGAAGAAAAATCACACATTTAAAGATAAAAAAAATGATTTACACATGGAAAGTTACTGGCATGAAGGGCATTGACTTGCCTAACGAGCCAAACGCAATTATCCAGACTTACTGGACAAAGACAGGAGTTGATGAGCAAGGTAACGAGGGAGTATTCTCTGGGGCAACTCCATTTCCTCCTAGCTCAATTGATCCAGACAACTTTATTCCTTACGATCAGTTGACAGAAGAGATTGTACTTGGATGGATTCAAGCTGTTGTTGTTGGGTCTTATGAAGAGCATGTAAACGCTCAGATTCAAAAGCAGATTGATCAATTGAAGGTTAAGGATGAACCACTTCCTTGGGCTCCTCCAACTCCTGATCCAACTCCTGGTGCAGAGTAAAAAATAGTAGTATATTTGTCAAAAATTAAATATTTATGAAACTCAAATTAAAAGACCTAGTGCTCTTAAGACAAGAGCTTAATGGATTGTCTGATCGGACAACTGGACAAATTTTCTACAAAGGTCTCCTACTACAGGAGATTCACTTCAAGGCAAAGTATCAGCTTTCAAAACTTTCTAAAGAAATTGAGAAAGAGATTGAGGAGCTTTCTGAGTCTGAGAAGGAACTATTCAAGAAGTATTTCGGAGAAACGGAGCCAGAGCAAACAAAGGAATTCTTTGAAAGCGAGGAATTTATTAACTATAGCAACGAAAGAGCTGAGTTGTTTGACACTGAGATTGACTTCAAAGACTTCTACTTTAACGTAGATGATTTTGACTTTAAGTCAAGTGAGTCGTATCCAGTTTTTATCGACTTATTCCTTAAATAGTTATATTTGTATCCATGAAGGATACAGTATTAAACATGGTAAAGAACTCCCATTTCAGCAGACGCTGTGGTGGGATTTCTTTTTGTCAATAGATTAGCAAGATGCAAGTAAAAGCCCTATCCCCCTGGACTATCAGCGATAACATCACATTTGGATTTCACTCAGCATTCATTGGTACGCCAGTGATATACCTATTCGAGAGGTATGTATTTAATGACTGGGACTTTCTAGTAAGCATAGGGCTTCTAGTTTTATTTGACACCGTGTTCGGTTCTTGGCTCGCAATTAAAGAGAAAAGATTTAGTGCCACAAAAGGCATGAGTGGCTTTATTAAGAAACTTGGTTACATAGCAATGTCAGTAATGCTTATTGGTATAATTGACAATGCAAAGATTGGAGGTAAGGAAAGTTTCTTTAGCGACATTATTGATTCGGCAGCTTTATCAGTACTTATGGCATTTGAGGCTGTTTCAGCGATTAAAAACCTTTACAAACTAAACCCTCCAAAATCCGTTAAGAGTCCTTTAGAAAAAATATTGAAAAGGCTATCTAACTGGATGGAGTCATGGTAAGAGATTTACAGAAGTCACTTGGTGTTAAAGATGACGGGCTTATTGGCAAAGTAACTGTAAATAAGTTCGCGGAAAAGCACAAGTTAAACGCAGTAGAGTGTGCTCATTTTTTTGGACAGTGTGATCATGAGACTGCTGGATTTACAGCGTTTGTTGAGAACCTTAATTATTCAGCTCAAGGATTATTAAAAACTTTTCCAAAATATTTCAATGAAAAAACTGCTATGGCTAACGCGAGGAAGCCTCAAAACATTGCTAACATTGCTTATGCTAACAGGATGGGTAACGGTCCAGAATCGTCAGGAGACGGATGGAAGTACAGAGGAAGAACACCTATTCATCTAACTGGTAAAGCAAACTACGAACAAGCTTCAAAGCACTTTGGTATCGACTTTGTAGAGAATCCAGATCTTACACTTCAGTATGGTTTTGAGATAGCCTTGTGGTTCTTCAAAAAAAATCGCATATTTGCATTATGTAAAGATTTGTCTGACGAATCAATAACCGCTGTAACTAGGCGAATAAATGGAGGACTAAATGGAATTGATCAACGAATTAAAAAAACTAAAAAGTATTTCCATCCGTAGGTACTACACTCATCTACTCGCTGTAGTTGTTGGTTTTGTATTTGGAGTGCTTTCTATTCAGGAGAAAGAAGAGAAGGTTAAAATCAAGTATGAGACAAAGAACGTACCGTTTAAGGAGTATGTATTCATTGATGTCCCAAAGCCAAAGTACGTTAGAGATACTGTTATTAAAGAAGTAAAGTATCCAGTAAATGTTTTTGAGGGTGTACAGAAGACTGAGTTTGGAGATCTAGGTTATAAGGCTTCAACCGCTGGTCATCTTTTAGATCTAGAATTTAAACCAGATTTTCAGATCCCAGTAACAAATACAATAGTTGAAAAGACAATAGAGCGTTCGTCATTGTACGCAAACGCATCATACACAATTAACAATCACTTATCTGTAGGTCTAACATTTGTTCACAAGAAGTGGGAGCTAGGTTATAGCAGAGGTCTTGACAATTCAAACACAATAAGAATAGGAAGAAGAATATTTTAATAACAATCAAATGGCACAAATTGAAAAAACACAACTAGAAAAGATCCACAGTCTACGAGTAGCTTACGCAACAGCTAAGTTGAGAATTGCTGAGATCGAAATTGAGAAGCAGGGTCTTTTCATTCAACTATCAAAGGTATCTGAAAAGATTGCTGAAGAAGAGGAAGCTATTAAGGCTGAGTTCGGAGAGGACGCAGTTATCGACCTTAAGACGGGTGAGGTGACCAATGGTAATTCGTAAAGTATCTATCGGTGCAGACTACAAGGGTAGTTCTATGCACTACGTTGTAGGTCAATCTGTTTTCAACGACACTTACAGAATACATCTTATTAGAGAGGTCAATAGACGTATCGAGATATTTGTTATTCACGGTGAAGAAGGATCAGGTGAGATTTATCTATGGAAGACCTTCAACGAGAACATGCCAGCAACTTTAGAATTTAATCTTGATTTTGAATGAGGTCACCATTTCACTTTATTGTAGAGCCAGTAGGTGGTTCTAGGTACGATAACGTGAAGAGCATTGGAGGTATAGACTTTATTACTAGCACTTCAAAAGAAGATCACAAGGCATCTAATAGGCACGCTAAAGTTTTGGCTACACCTATTGGGTATACTGGAGACGTTATGCCAGGGGATATTGTGATTGTTCACCACAACGTATTTAAGTACTACAACGACATTCATGGCAATGAGCGTAGTGGCAGATCACATCTATTCGACAGCATCTTCTTGATTGATGATGATCAGTTTTACCTGTACAAGAGAGATGGAGACTGGAAGGCTCATTCACGGTATTGCTTTGTTAAACCAGAGAAACGAATGGATAACTACATTCTTTCAAAGATTGGAAACGAAGAATACTTGAGAGGAACTCTTATATACCCTAACCAAGATCTTATTGACAAGGGATTGAAGAGCGGTGACAAGGTTGCCTTTACTCCAGAAAGCGAGTATGAGTTTGAGATAGATGGAGTTACACTCTACAGAATGTATTCTAAAAATGTTTGCATAGAACTAAATGGAGTTAAATGAAACAAAGAGAAAGATTATCAGTGCTGGCCGAAAGGCTGTGATGCACTTGATAGAGGTTGCCGAGGAGAGGATTATCTCTGGTGGCGAAGAAGACCTTTCTGCTGACAAGTTAAAGAACGCTGCTGCCACTAAGAAGCTGGCAATATTTGATGCGTTTGAGATACTTGATCGCGTTGAGGCAGAGGAAGAACTTCTAAATAAAACAGACAAGGATGAAACTGGAAAAGGTGGATTTGCTGAACGAAGAGCAAAGAGACACGGGTAAATCCCTGTACACAATCATTGATGTTATACCCGAAAAGGATAGAATCAAGGGTAATACCAAAAAGATATACCAGTACGGGTATAACTCTGAGTATGACCTTGTGGTTATATCTAAGGATGGTACCATTGGTGAAATATATCAGATCAACGGTTTAAAGGTTGCACTACCAGAGGATCCTAAGAAAGTTTACAGCAGATCTGCAAAGAAAGAAGATCAGTACTGGGAGAGGTTTGAATTTCCTTCAGCACTTTCTAAGATAAAGTCAATCTTCCAGTGGAACAAGATGCCACTCCAGTTTAGAAATACTTGGGTTGATTACATTGACACTGAGTTTGACAGGAGAGACAATGGTTTCTGGTTTAAGAACAACGGGGTATCAACATACATTACTGGTGGTCACTACATGTACTTGCAGTGGTCTAGTATTGACGTTGGTTTCCCAGACTTCAGAGAGGCTAACAGAATACTTTACATTTACTGGGAGGCTTGCAAGGCTGATCCAAGATCGTTTGGAATGGTGTACTTGAAGATCAGACGTTCTGGTTTCTCGTACATGGCAGATGGTGAGATTGTTAACATCGGTACAAACATTCACAACGGACGTATAGGTATACTATCCAAGACTGGTCCAGATGCAAAGACGATGTTTACGGATAAGGTTGTGCCTACGTTTAGGAATTATCCGTTTTTCTTTAAGCCTATTCAGGACGGTATGGATAACCCAAGAACTGAGCTGGCATTTAGAATACCATCCTCTAAGATCACGGCAAAGAACTTTAAGACTATGCATGATGAGGAGGAGCCAGAGGAAGGTCTTAACACTACCATTGACTGGAAGAACACCGCAGACAATAGTTACGATGGTGAGAAGTTGCAATTGTTGGTACATGACGAAAGTGGTAAGTGGTCACAACCAAATAATATTCTGAACAATTGGCGTGTAACAAAAACATGTTTGCGTCTAGGTAGAAAGATTATTGGAAAGTGCATGATGGGATCTACGTCCAACGCACTTGACAAGGGTGGTGAGAACTTCAAGAAGTTGTACGAAGACTCAAGGCCAAATAAGAGATCTGAGAACGATCAGACTAAAAGCGGTCTTTATGCTTTATTTATCCCTATGGAGTGGAACATGGAAGGCTTCATAGATAAGTACGGCATGCCAGTATTTAGAAAGCCTGATAAGCCTGTAATAGGGGTCGATGGTGAGGTTATAAACCTTGGGGCTATAGACTACTGGGAGAATGAAGTAAAGTCTCTTAAAAGCGATCCTGATGCCCTTAACGAGTTCTATCGTCAGTACCCTAGAACAGAGTCTCACGCGTTCAGAGATGAGAGCAAGCAATCGATATTTAACCTTACCAAGATCTACACTCAGATTGACTTTAATGACAGCTTGATCGCTGGCAGCTTTACCACTAGAGGGTTCTTTAGTTGGAGAGATGGTAAGAAGGACAGCGAGGTTGTTTGGACTCCAGATCCAAGAGGTAGGTTCAACATATCCTGGGTTCCTCCACGTGGTTTACAGAATAGAGTTGATAGGAGAGGTGATTTGTTCTATCCAATGAATGAGCATATCGGTGCGTTCGGTTGCGACTCCTACGATATTTCTGGTACTGTAGATGGTTTTGGATCTAACGGAGCATTGCATGGATTGACTAAGTTTAATATGGAAGACGCTCCAAGTAATGAGTTTTTCCTAGAGTATGTGGCACGACCTCAGACGGCAGAGATATTTTTTGAGGAAGTATTGATGGCGTGCTTCTTTTACGGTATGCCAGTCCTTGCAGAAAATAATAAGCCAAGATTGTTGTATCACTTTAAGAATAGAGGTTACAGACACTTTTGCTTGAATAGGCCAGATAAGCCACTTTCAAAACTTTCTCCAACTGAGAGAGAGCTTGGTGGTATACCTAACTCAAGTGAGGACGTACGACAGGCTCACGCATCAGCTATTGAGACGTACATTGAAAAGAATGTTGGATTTGATATGGAGGGGACGTACAGAGATCCGTCAGAGATGGGGTCGATGTACTTCAACAGAACTTTAAATGATTGGGCTAAGTTTGATATTAGTAATAGAACAAAATACGATGCCTCTATTAGTTCTGGTTTAGCTATTATGGCTAATCAAAAGCACATGTATCAGCCTGAGAGAAAAGAGTCAAAAATAAGCATTAAATTTGCAAGATACAAGAACAATGGGACAACCAGTCAAATAATTAGCTAATGCGGAAAGAGTCGAATATAAACATATCTCCGATCCAGTTTCCAAGTCAGCTTGCCACAGATGCAGAGAAGGCGAGCGTAGATTTTGGATTAAGAGTTGGACAGGCCATTCAATACGAATGGTTTAGGAGAGACAGCGGATCTGCAAGGTACTACAATCAGTGGAAAGACTTTAATCGTCTTAGATTGTATGCTCGTGGAGAGCAGCCTATTCAGAAGTACAAGAACGAATTAGCTATTGATGGTGACCTTTCTTACTTAAACATTGACTGGACACCAGTTCCAATTATCCCTAAGTTTGTAGACATCGTTGTTAACGGTATGTCTGACAGACTTTTTACAATTAAAGCCTACGCTCAAGATGCTCTTTCTGCCGAAAGGAGAAATCAGTATCAGGACATG